GGATGCACATGACATCATTAGCATCAACCGTTCTTACAACGAAATTGCTACTGACATCGCAGACATCATCAACTACCACGCTGCTCCAGTAACCGTGATTATCGGTGCTAAGGCTTCTAACCTTGAAAAGGGTGCCAAGAAGGTTTGGGGTGGTCTGCCTAAGGATGCTCGTGTAGAGAACCTTGAGGGTGGTGGCGCAGGTATCCAGGGCGCACTTGAGTTTATGGATCGACTAAAGATGTCGATGCACGAAATCATGAACATTCCAGAGAATGCTCTTGGTCAGGCTATGCCTGTTTCCAACACCTCTGGTGTAGCTCTTTCTATTCTGTTCCAGCCTCTTATGAACCGTCACTCGCAGAAGGTTGCAGTTTACGGTAAAGGTTTGGAGAAGATTAACGAGCTTGTTCTTCTTAACCTAGCGGTTAAAGAACCTGAAACGTTTACTTACGATCCTAACTCCGATGGACCAATCAAGGAAGGTCAGCTTACTCAGCTTGACCCTAATGATCCAATCACGTATGTAACCTACGCACACTTCCCTCCTCCACTTCCTCTTGACAAGCTTGTTCTTATTAACGAGCTTTCGCAGAAGATGTCTATGGGTCTTGAGTCCAAAGAAGGCGCACTTCGCGCTCTTGGCGAGGAGTTCCCAGAAGAGAAGCTTGTTGAAATTCGTGCAGAGCTCATGGCTGATGCTGAGGCCGAGGGTGCACTCAACCTGCTTAAGGTTCAGATTAACAAGCAGATCATGGATCTAACTGGCATGATGGCTGGACCTGATGGTTCTGCTACTCCAATTGATCCAATGATGCTTGGTGATGGCGACGTTCTTGGTGATGGCCAGGTTGGTCCTCAAGGCGCAGACCCAGCAGCTAACCAGGTTGAGGCAGAAAGCCAGATGGCTGAGCAGCAAATTAGAGAGACTTTAGTATCTGAAGCATACGGAACCAATCTTCCACAGAGAAGAACCAAGGCTCCAAGCAACGACGATAACTAAAAACATTAGTTTTCCGTGAGTTTAGGCAGACAACTGCCTAAATTTACGGTGAACTAGTTTTGTAACAACTGATACGGTCATGTGGCATTAATTCGGAAAACGACCCTTAGAACGAAAAGAGAATACCCTTATGGGAAATCAGGACAATAACATCCAGGATGCAGCGCCAGAAGTTGCAGAGAACGCATTCAATCAAGAGGTAACCCAGGTTCAGACTGGTTTTACTGCCGAGGATATCGCCAAGGCACGTAAGCAGGAAAAGGACAAGGTTTACAGCACTATTGAGAAGATGCAGCAAACTATCTCGCTCTTTGAGCAAAGAGAGGCAGAGCGACTCGCTCTAGAGTCTCAGCGTGAAGCTGAGCGCCAAGCCCGTAAGGCTGAGCGTGAGGCTGAGAAGAGAGCCAAAGAAGAGGAAGAGATGTCTGTCAAGGAGCTCCTTAGGACTAAGGAGCAGGAATGGCAGGCAAAGCTCGAGCAGGAGCGCCTAGAGCGCGAAAAGGCGTTTACCCTTCTTCAAAAAGAACAAGAATATAACGAACTTAAAGAGTACCGTAATACTCGAGTTCAGCAAGAGCGTGACAACATCATGCCTGAGCTGCTTGACCTTATTAACGGTAACTCCAAGGACGAAATCGAGCAGTCAATCCTTGGTCTAAAGGAAAGAACTGCAAAAATCTTAGAGTCTGTTACTCAAGCGCAGCAGCAGTCTCGAAAGGAAATGGTTGGTGCACGTGTAACGGCACCTGCCTCTGGACCCCTCGACAACGATTCGGTATCAAATTCCCTTCCTGGTGACATTTCTAACATGTCTATGGCAGATTACATCAAGAACAGAGATAAGCTTCTCCGTTCAGGCTCAAACAATAGAGGTCAGGGTCTTTTCGGGTAAAACTACCTAGAAAAAACACTAAACAACTAACCGAAAGGAAACCATAATGGCAGGTTCTGCTATTACAGGTTCGTCCCAGCTCGCTGGCGCACCTACAGCCTACTCGGGCAGCAACTCGCAGCTGTCGCAGGCAATTCAAACAATCTGGTCGAAGGAAATTCTGTTCCAGGCCATGCCAATCCTCCGCTTCGAGCAGTTCGCTGTTAAGAAGACCGAGCTTGGTGTAGCCCCTGGTCTCCGTGTTAACTTCCTCCGTTACAAGAACTTCTCGGTGGACCCAACTCCACTGACTGAAGGTGTACGTATGACCACCAACGCTCTGACCGCAGAGCAGATTGCCATCACCGTTGCTGAGCACGGCTACGCAGTTGCAGTTTCCGAGCTGCTTCTGAACGCTTCGTTCGACGACATCATGGCATCGGCTTCGCGTCTGCTGGGTCGTCACATGGCACAGTACCTTGACGTACAGGCTCGTAACACCCTGGCTGCTGGTACCTCGGCTACCTTCGGTTACGACCGTACCCAGCGTTACGACATCGGAACTTCGTCGTGGGTTTCGGACAGCACTGGTGGTTTTACTAACTACAACGAAGGTAAGGTAGCTAGCCAGATCAGCGATCTGACTGGTAACTTCAAGCTGACCACTGGTGCTATCAAGGACTCGGCTCTTGTTCTCGCTTCGAAGAACATTCCTAGAATTGGTGAGACCTACGTTCAGTTCATCCACCCTAAGCAGAGCCGTGACCTTCGCTCGAACCCAGAGTTCATCGAAGTCACCAAGTACGCTGCTCCAGGTAACTTCATGCTCGGTGAGATTGGTCGTCTGTACGACGTAGTCTTCATTGAGACCACTCAGGTTAACCAGTTTGCTGCTGCTTCGGTTCTTAACTACAGCAACAGCGTTGGTGCTCCTGCAGACCAGACCACTGTAACAGGCCTTAAGACTAACACTGGTCCAGGTCTTGGTGGTAACCCAGAGAACACCCAGATCCTTGGTGCTGGTGGTACTGGTTCGGCTTACCCAGCTGGTGGTTCGGGCGCTACTGTAGGTTCGGGCACCACTGTCTACGAGTCGATCATGATTGGTGACAACGCTTTCGGTCACGCCATCTCGCTCCCAGTTGAGCTTCGTGACGGTGGTGTTCTTGACTTCGGTCGTGAGCACGCACTGGCATGGTACGCCATCTGGGGTCTCGGTGTCATCACTGACCAGGCAATCAACAAGGTTTACACCAACTAGTAAACCAAGTGAGGGGGGCCCTTCGGGGCCCCCCTCCACAACAAACAAATAAAACAAAATAACCAGGAAGAAAATATCGTGGCAACTAAACCAACTAGTCCTCAGGACACAACAGGTCGCGCAGCAGAGCTTGCAGCAAAGAAGAACGCTGAAGAGCTTGCTAAGCGTAAAGAAGAGATTGCGATCTCTCGTCAGATTGAAGAAGAGAGTCTTCAAGCAGACGTATTTGATGCACAGGTACCAGGTAAGCCTCTACTCATTGATGAGGTTGAGTCCGTTGGTGTCTCAGTTAATAACGACAAGGTAGTTATCCGTGTTCACCAGGACATTGAGGATATGACTTACGGAGTTATTAACGGTGCTCCTCAGAACTTTACTTTTAAGGCTAACGTAAAGTACTCAGTCCCACGTGATTTGGCTGACTACTTAGAGCGTCTCGGCTACACTTGGAGAGCCTAGCCTTTAGTTAACTAAGCTGTCCCCTCTGTTGGTCCCGTCGTCCTCACCAACAGGGGGGACTTACTTTTAGCGTGTATTCCTGGCCAAAATCAGGGAACATAGATAGAGATATCTTTTGGAGGATTTGTGGCAACGATTACCAGTTTAGTCAACAGAGTTCGTCTTGAACTCGGTGACTTGGGCAAAGCCTTTATGGTCCAGTATATGGCTGACGGTACAACAAACCGTTACTCTTTGGGCTACTCTCCAATTGATGCTGCTTCTGTAACAGTCTTTGAAGGTCTTACAGATATTAGCGATAACTGCTATATCGAAGAGTCAACAGGAATCCTTACTCTTCCAGCCGCTTCTACTGACGGCACTATGATTACCGTAAACGGCACTTACTACCGTTACTTTACTTTTGCTGAGCTTTCTCAGTTGGTTACTGACGCTGTTGCTCAGCACTCTGCAGGTCATGCAGATTCTCTAGGAAGACAGATCTCTGTAGATATCCTTCCTGCAAATGAGGAATACCCAGTTGCAATTTACGCAACTACTCTTGCGCTCTACACTCTAGCCACAGACGCTGCATTCGATATTGACATTGCAGCCCCAGATGGCGTTAATATTCCACGTTCTGAGCGTTATCGTCAGCTCATGGACATGATCCAAACTAGACAAGAGCAATACCGCGACCTCTGTGTACAGCTAGGTGTTGGTCTATACAAGATTGACGTATTCAGTCTTCGT